GTCATGCGGAAATTGGAAAGCTAAATTTAACCCCTCGGCAAATGCCGGGGGGTTAGTTATATTTTAATGTTAGTGTTGCGACGTGAAAATAAAACTAACTTGGCGTTACAAAAAACGCACCGTCATTGTCTGCGTCGATGCGCTGGATTGTGCGTACCCAGAATTCCTTTTTTGCCTGTCGGTCTAAATCAGGATATTCCTTCAATTCCCGCCGTAATGTTTCAAGGTCAAATTCTTTTATAGGCTCCGGGTTTATTGCCGCGAGCTGCTGTTTCAATTCCGTATAGTCTTTTTTGTATTCTTCGATTTCAATCAAATCCGACAGATACAGGTCTTTCAGTTTTTGCATTTTCCGCTTGATTTGCTCCGCCGTTTTGGGCGGCTTTTTTTCTGCGGTTTTTGATTTGGAGTAATACTTTTTTGCGATCCCCTCAAATTCCCTCAGAAGGTAATCCTCAAGCACATCTTCTCGGATTCTGAGGATGTGCGGGCAGTCGGCTGGGTCAAGTGTGTGCGTTCTGCATCGGTAGTACTTGTACACCTGCTTTACAGTCTCCGGCTGCATATTTCTACCGCACTCCCGGCAACGGAGAATTCCGGTAAACAAATATATTCGATCCGCACTGGCGTTCCGCTGGCTTCGCCGTTCCAAGATTTTCCCAGCAAGGTCGAAAGTTTCTCGATCGACAAGCGCGGGCAATGCGTTTTCCACGCCGAACGCCTCACCTAAGTACAGGCGGCTTCTCAACGCATCCTTGTATTTGTTGTACGAGCGTTTGATCCCCCACTCCGTTGCCATATACCGCCTTAGCGCAAGGATGCTTTGCAGCCGTATAAAGGCTGGGAACATATCTCGCGCCGCATCTGCGGTTTTTTCATCAATGTCGTAGCGCCGGTTCTTCACGCAGATTCCGATAGGAGTTTTCCCGTTGGTGGGCTGGCCCTTTGCCCTCTTGCCCTCGTTGATGGCCTTAATGCGCTCCGATGTGCGGTCAGCTTCGTCCTGTGCCACCGACAACATAATATTGACCTTCAACCGCCCTGATGCAGTCCGCGTTTCGTAGTCCTCTCTGATGGCCTGCCAATCCACATGATTTTTGTCGAGAACCTCTTGCACGGCGTAGTACCCCGCCACATTCCGAAACCACCTATCCAGCTTGACAAAAAGGATGGTGTCGATTTTCCCGGCGCGGCAATCATCAAGCAGGCGCATCAAGGCTGGACGCTTTTTATACGGCTTTCTGGCGCTGATTCCGGCGTCCTCGTAAATGCCCACCACCTCCATGCTGTGTGCGGCGGCATAGGCCGTCAGAGCCTCCCGCTGGTCTGCCAGAGACAGGCCGTGCTTCGCCTGTTCTTCGGTCGATACCCTGATGTACAGTGCTACACGGATGCGTAGATTATTTGGTAGAGTGACCACTATTTTTTGGCACATGTTATCCCCTCCAAAATCCATAGTTGGCACAATGGATGTCAACCCAAACGCACCAGGCAAAAAGCCCGATGATCAATAGTGACAAACCGAGTATGATCCACCTGTATAGCTTCACGGAGTGCCAAAGATTGCACAGTTCTGTGTCCATCAGGCCGATGGTCTGCCGTTTGTTCTCAAGGCGGTGTTCTAGTCCGTCCTTTTCCGCTTGCAACGTTTCCTCACTGGCCGTCAGATGATCTCCGATGCCGTAAAATTCATCCAGCGACACGCCAAGGACGGCGCATATTGGCCCAACCGTGGAGATATAGGGGGCCTTGGAAGCATGGGTAAAGAAATTGTTGACGGTAGACGGCGGAATCCCCGATGCTTCAGCTATGTCCTGAATGGTCATACCCAAAGCGTTACGTTTCGCCTTACAAACTTCCTGAATTGTCATAAAAAGTGCCTCCTTACCCCCAAAATCAAAATATGGGTAAAGGCGGCACAAACTTTTAAACGGCTGAAAATGCCAAAAACCAAGCTTTGGGACTTGCCCACCCAACCCTGTTTTTGCTACGCTTTGATTACGGCAAGCCGACGTCCCCCGGCTTGCTTCCGGCTCCGCCGTTTGTTGCAGAGGCGGCGGGGCCGGGTTTTTCACTTACTTTATTTCCCAAGAGTTTCCGCAATTCTGGCAAAGGCAAATCTTTTGATTTTTTACAACGGTCTTTTCGCCACCTTTGCTTTTCTTCCACACGAGATTAGACATGCCAAGGGTTGATACCGCCATCAAGCCGCGAGCAGCATTGTTAATATGGCCTCCGATGCCGTTCCCGTGCTTTTTGGTTTTACTTGACACTTGCTCCATAGAGATTGTTACATTTTCGCTTCCGCAATTAGGGCAAATCATAGTAAAGCTCCTTTCATTCTTTTATATGCGTATATGTAAATATTCAATATGCGCGGGCAACCGTCATGCCCCCATATCTTGCGGTTGCAAAATCATGGTGGTGTGCTATAATAATCGAACAGACGTTCTATTCGCAAATGATGAACGGAGGATACATAGATGTTGGATTTACCGGCAAACTGTGATATAATGGCAACAGAACAGCTTGAAGAAATTCGCAACAAACTGATGCATGCCGTACTGCTTTTGCCGCAAGAGGAACAGGTAGAATTGCTGCGAATGATTAAAGGAGGAAACGATGGTGTATAATCAATTGTGGTATGAAAATCCCAACGTCCTTAAAGCCGTAAACGCGTGTCTCAACGTATTGGAAGCGTCTGGCATTTCGGCGGAATGCGCTACGCTTGTTCCGGGCTGTTTGGCGGAGGCTATTAAATGCAGCAATTATGAAACGCTAAAGCAAGGAGCATTCAAGAGCGCTCCCATTTCTGTAACCGCCAATAATGACGGCGGGTACAGTATTATGCCTGAAAGCCTGCAATGTATTGATCTACTATGGCCGAAGTGATACCCTTTGCCACCGTTTCAATTACCGATAGAGATATTGACTTCAAGGATTTTAAAACAGCGTTTGTTTTTGCCCAGCTTTCTTTTCCCCCGATGTTTGCGATAAAGTCATGGCCTTTTGGCGTGATGTGATAAATTGTATTCAAGTAAAAGTATCCAAACATTTCGCTTGTTGCAAAGGAAAAATCTGTTTTTAAGTATCCGCTTTCTGAAAGCTGTACAACATGATATATGATCTCCTCTTTTGAATAGCTGTCAGGAAGCAAGCGCACCAAACAGGGAATGCTGACATAGCTAAATTTTCTTAGCCCATTTGGATTTTCAATCGCAGTTTCAACGGAAATACGATCTTCGACCAAAAGCATAATATCCCGCAAGCAATCTGGGTTCAGTTTCATTCCGTGCTCCTCTTGCTTTTCAGATACCCGATATACCGGCAGACTTCCGCCAGTTCGGCGGGTGTCGCACCCCGGATATAATCTAATATTTCCTGCGCTTCCGCGCTCACACCCTCGATCTTTGGATCGGGGGTTTCTTTTATGCTCTTATCTTCCGTTTTGCCCTGGAGCCATTCAACGGACACATTGTATTCTTCGGCTATTTGGTACAGCTTTTTATTGTATGAAATGCTGCTTCCGTTCTCCCACATAGCAACGATTGCGCCATCGTTGTATCCAATCTTCTTTGCAAATTTCGTTTTTGCGCCATGCACATATTTCCCATCTGGACCCTTGGGGATAAGGCTTAATATGCGCTCCAACACAATGTCCATAAATAAACCTCAGATTTGTCACATTCGCCAAAGTTAAAAAAATTTAGGAATCGCTATTGCAAAGTTAAATTTTGTGAGGTATCATATACCTAAGCCCACCGGAAAAGGGTACACGAAAACCAGCCCCCATAAAAGCGGCTCTTGCAATGTCTTTTGGCGATTTCATTGTAATACGCTTTCCGGGTCGTGTCAAGCGTGATTTCTCACATTCATGAGGTTTCGGCGGGTATTGAAAGGAGGATGCATGATTTGGCATTGAGAGAACTGCGAGAACGTTCCAGCCTGACCCGTGCACAGGTAGCAAAGAAACTGAATGTGGACTTGTCCTGTGTGACGCATTGGGAGCTGGGCGACTGGCGACCGGCACGTAAGTACCACAAGAAGCTGGCAAGGATGTACGGCGTGACGGTGGACGAACTGTTCAAATCCAGCGATGGGGAATAAAAAATGCCCCGCCCGGTGTTGCAGACCGGGCAGGGCGGCGGAACAAATCTTAGGCTCAGATATGTGTCCTGTGGCTATTTTAGCACAGGGGAAAGGAAAAGGCAATGGCGAAGAAACGAAAAATCGAATACCGGGTGATCTGGGTGTCTCCGCCTGACCCGGTGAAGATCATGACGGAGTTCGGCAAGATCTGGTCGCGGGAAAACGGCCTTGAATTTGACGGTGTTTACACCAAAGAGGGGGACGTGAAGCAATGAACTGGAATCTGTTCTTTATGATCGTTGGCGTGGCGTATGCGGCCACTTGGGTATTCAAAATCGTTGACCTGATTGAAGGAGGGAATCCGCATGAGAAAGCATGAACGGCGCACCAGAGAGCAGCGGAAGGCGGACGCCTCCGCATGGATTGGCTTTATGAGTTTTCTGGCCCTACTGCTGATCACCATTGCGTACATGGTGGTGAGCGCGCGATGAACAGAAAGAACCGGCATGAGCGCCATCCGCTGGATCTCTGCCCGGTGTGCGGCATGGACAGCGGTGAGCGGGTGCAGTCTACGGACGCACCGTTTAAGCACTATGTACGGTGTTCCACCTGCGGTGCTATCACAGCGGGTTACGCCCAGCAATCCAACGCCACGAAAGCGTGGAAGAGAGGGGATGCGTGGAAATGAAGATCTATCCGGTGTGCGCAAGATGTTCCATCGTCATGAACCCCAACGCGTTTGACGATGTGGCTCCGGGGTTTTTGATCAACGGCGAGTGCTACTGCCCGGAATGCGCGAAGGATTGGCTCAAGGATGAGGTTGACAGCGATCCGGAAGCTGTGGCACGGGCCATGGGGATTGCGATCATCGAAATCCCGGAGGGCTGATATGAACCAGTGTGAGCGGATCTTGAAGTATCTGGATGAACACGGCAGTATCACACGGGCCGAGGCCATGAGCGAGTGCGGGATCGCTAATTTCACGGCGCGGGTCTCTGACTTGCGGCGGGACGACGTGGCGCTGGACGTGGAGACGGTCACACAGAAGAACCGCTACGGCGAGACCGTGCGGTTTGCAAGATATAGGAGGAAAGAATGAACCTTTATGAAATTGACACGGCCATTACGGCCCTGGTAGACCCGGAGACCGGCGAGGTCAGCGACTTTGACGCATTTGACCGGCTAAGCATGGCGCGAGATCAGAAGATCGAGAACATCGCGCTATATTACAAGAATCTGGTGGCGGATGCCGCTGCCTACAAGGCTGAGAAGCTCGCCTTTGCCGAACGGCAGAAGGCGGCGGAGAACAAGGCCCAGCGCCTCAAGGACTATCTGGCGTATGCCTTGCAAGGGCAGAAATTTGAATCCCCCCGCTGCGCGGTGAACTTCCGCAAGACTACCAGCGTGAACGTGGCTGATCCTGACACTGTTTTGGCATGGCTGCAGAACCACGCACATGAGGACTGCATCCAGCATGCAGAGCCGACCATCAGCAAGGCGGAGCTTGCCAAGATCCTGAAAACAGAAGCCGTCCCCGGCGCGGAGCTGGTGGATGGTTATAGCGTGGGGGTGAAGTAATGAATATCTTTGAAAGCATTACCGCGATCATGCAGGAGATCCCGGCGATTGGGAAGGAAAAGAAGAACCAGCAGCAGGGCTTCAAGTATCGCGGCATCGACGATGTGATGAACGCCCTGCAGCCGATCCTCTCCAAGTACAAGGTGTTCGTTGTGCCGGAGGTGATCGATCAGTCACGGGAGGAGCGTGTGACCAACAAAGGCGGTACGATTCTGTATTCCATGCTGAAAATCAAATACACGTTCTACGCAGAGGATGGCACCAGTGTTTCGGCGGTGGTGATCGGCGAGGGCATGGACAGCGGGGACAAGTCCAGCAACAAGGCGATGGCGATTGCCATGAAGTATGCGTTCTTCCAGGTATTCTGCATCCCCACCGAGGAAATGAAGGACCCGGACGCGGAAACGCCGGAGCCGAGCAGACCGAAGGAACCGGCGATCCCAACACGGCAGAAGCCGGGGTACAGACTTCCCCCGCAGGGCGACGCTACTGTTATCTGTGAGCGCTGCGGCGGTCAGGTGATGGATTACTTTGACGGCAGAGCCACGGTGAAGGCGGCACGTCTGGCGGCGAGAGCGAAACAGCTGTACGGCCATGCGCTGTGCGAGAAGTGCGTAGCCGAGGCCAAGGAGGCCAACGATGCAGCGGGTTAATTCCACATCGTTCCGCTGGACGATGGATGCCGCCGGAGACTGGCTGTGCATCCAGACCAACAAGGCGCGACAGGTGCTTGACAGTCTGAAAGAGGGTCAAGTCTATGACGTGGAGATCAAGGAACACCGGGAGAAGCGGAGCCTCGACGCGAATGCGTACTTCTGGGTTCTGGTTGACCGGCTGGCTGAAAAGCTGCGGATTCCCAAAACGGAAATCTACCGACGGTATATCCGAGAGATCGGCGGCAATCATGAAATGGTCTGCGTGATCGATTCAGCCGTGGAAAAGCTGCGGAACGGGTGGGAACACAATGGGCTTGGCTGGCAGACGGATACCATGGCAAGCAGGATCCCCGGCTGCACCAACGTGATTTTGTATTACGGCTCCAGCACCTACAACACCCGGCAAATGTCACATTTGATCGATATGGCGGTGCAGGACTGCCAGGAGCAAGGCATTGAGACCCTGCCTCAGGAGAAGCTGGCGGGGATGATGGAGGAATGGGGATGCACAAAATGACAAAGGCAACGTCTATCCCGCAATCCGTGAAGGTTGTTGTATGGGCGCGGGACAATCACCAGTGCGTGATCTGCGGGTCTCCCGCAGGCGCGCCGGTGGCCCATGTGGTACGGCGTTCGCAGGGCGGCAGAGGGATCGAGCAGAACATTATAACCCTCTGCCCCCGCTGCCACCGCCTATTTGACGAGGGGCCATTACGAGACCGCGAGCGCATCTACGTGCGGCTGGTGGCGTACATGAAAGCATTTTACCCGGATTGGAACCGGGAGGACATGATTTACAGAAAGGGAGCTATTTCATGCTGAACAGAATTATTGTGATGGGCCGGATGACCCGGGACCCCGAGCTCCGGCGCACTGGCAGCGGTACGGCGGTTGTATCCTTCTCTCTGGCTGTTGACCGGGACTTCAAGTCCCCGTCCGGCGAAAAGGAAACGGACTTTATCGACGTGGTGGCATGGCGCAACACCGCCGAATTTGTGAGTAAGTATTTCTCTAAGGGCCGCATGGCCGTTGTGGAGGGCCGCTTACAGCTGCGTGACTGGACGGACAAGGACGGCAACAAACGCCGCACCGCCGAGATCGTGGCGGATAGCGTGTACTTTGGCGATTCAAAGCGGGACGGCGGCGACAACCCCGATTATGCACCGGCATCCTCCGGCGGGTTTGCCGAGATCGAGGATGACGGAAATCTTCCGTTTTAAACAACAACGGTGCCGCGTGTACCATATGGCTATGACGGGCGGATGCAAGGCAAGCCGCAGCACGATAGTAGGCGCACAAAGAAGAAAGTCCCCCCCACACACCCCCCCTCTAAGAAGAAATACTCTCTCTCTCTCAGAGAAATAATAAATATATATATTATCTTAGCGAGAGAGAGTATTACTACGTAAGACTATCAGGAGAAGTACATGAACAAGCAAGATATCGCAAAACTGTTTGCGTTGCTTGGAACGATTTACCCAAACGCAAAAAATCAGACAGGTTCCGCCACGGTGTCGGCTTGGCAGATGATCTTGGAGCCGTGGGACTACAAGGACGCAAAGCAAGCTGTCATTTTACGGGCGCGGGAAAACCCTTTTTACCCGAACCCATCCGAACTGGTCCCATACCTGCCCAAGCCGGAACCCCCCAGGGCGAAGGAGACACCTATGCCGGAGCTGCCCGACGCCTGTCTGGAAAAATTCTACGCCAGGGCGAGTAAACAGCGGGAGCGCTGGCATGAGGCCGGTATTTCCACCCCATCAGAGGCGAAGAAACAGGGGATGACCTGCGCCGAATGGTGCGCTCTGGCAGATATGCGAGGTGTTTGAATGGCAAGTAATTTTCGGCTGGACGAGTTGATCCGCCACTATCCCCCGCGGGAGAAGAAGCAGAAGAAAGCTCCCAGGGTTGAGTACCAGTCCAAGCAGCTCTGCTGGGATTGCTCCAACGTATACGGCGGCTGCGAGTGGTCGGCGCGGCTTGAGCCGGTTCCCGGCTGGGATGCGATACCCACAACACGGACGGTCAGCGGGAAGTTTGTAGAGAAATCTTTCAGCGTCCGCGCCTGCCCAAAATTCAGGAGGGGATGATTGAAAAATGTTTGGAAATAAGCGCTTGAAAGCAGAAATAGTCCGGCTAAGTTATCGAGTGACAGAGCTGGAAGAGCGGATTTGCCCATGCGAGCAGCATGACTGGAAACGCACCGGCGTTGATTACAGCTACGATGGAGTAGGCTGCTGCGATGCCATGTATAACTACAAGTGCGCAAGGTGCGGTAAAAAAATGCGCTCCTTTCAGCCGTACCTGGAATTGGATGGTGATCTGGGAAATGATGCGGATCGTAGTTGACATTTACGATGGCGAGGACCCGCAAGGTACGAAGGAGGCAGTGGCCATGCTGCTGGAGCCTCTGGGCCGCGTCCGCGTAGTCAGCGTCATTATCAACGGCAAGGAGGAAAAGCGGTGAACGTAGCCTATAACATGGACTGCATGGAGTATATGCGGACGCTGTCCGATAAGGCGTTTGATCTGGCTGTGGTAGACCCTCCATATTTCAGCGGGCCGGAGCGGCGCGGATATTATGGCTGCAAGGTCAGCAAAATCGGTGTGCACAGAGACTACCCCATATCGCCGAAGTGGGATATTCCGACACGTGAATATTTCGATGAGTTGGAACGTGTCGCAAAGCGCTATATCGTTTGGGGTTGCAACTATTTCGACTATCACTTTGCGCCGGGGCGCATTGTTTGGAACAAGTGCAACGAGGGCAGCTCTTTTAGCGATTGCGAGATCGCAGCCACAAACTGCCATGACAGCGTACGGCTTTTCCACTACATGTGGAATGGAATGATGCAGGGCAAAAGCATCGCAGAGGGGTTTATCCAGCAAGGGAATAAGGCGCTGAACGAGCAGCGCATTCATCCGACGCAGAAGCCTGTGGCGCTTTACGTGTGGTTGCTTCAGAAGTACGCCAAGCCCGGAGACAAGATACTGGACACCCACTTAGGCAGCGGTAGCAGCCGCATAGCCGCCTATGATCTTGGTTTTGATTTTGCTGGATGCGAGATCGACCCTCACTATTTTCAGGCGCAGGAAAAGCGCTTTGCGGAACACACGGCGCAGATCAGTTTGTTTACCTGTGAGGAGGGAAAACGATGAAGGTTGAATCTACCGAACCCGTTCTTTACCCGATGGGGGTTTATACGTTTGCCTTTGCATGCGTACATTGTGCAAACAGACATTCAGACAAATGCTACCTGTGCAAGTGCGAGGGAAAGAGCGGATTTGAGCCGAAGAAAGAGGCGAACAATGAAAATTGAATTTACGGTCCCCGGTATTCCGGTGGGCAAGGGCCGCCCACGTTTTATGAAAAACGGCCACACCTACACCCCGCAGAAAACGCGGGACTACGAGGACAAGGTGATCCAGTGCTGGAAGTGCCAAAGTGGGAAAGGTTTTGCGGCGGGTATCCCGCTGACGGCCGCCGTCACGGCGTTCTTCACGGTGCCCAAGAGCACGTCAAAGAAAAAGGCCGCTGCGATGGACGGAACACCCCACATTAAGCGACCTGACGCCGACAACGTGGCGAAGGCCATTCTGGACGCGTTGAACGGCCACGCCTACAACGATGACAGCGCAATCGCACTGCTGATGGTGCGAAAGTATCAGACAACTGGAGCCTCCCGCGTGGAGGTCATCATTGAGGAGGCAGAATGATGGATGCTGTGGAGTTTTTGGAACAACTGAAAAAACGCAGTAAAAGCAACCCGGATTATTACGGTGAAGAACTTAATATTGCACATATTGAACCTATATCACTCGTTAGTCAAGTCGAACAGTGGGCCGCAGAGCACCCCGTCAAAACCAGGCAGAGCGTGTTTTTGGAGATGTTTCCCAATGCACCAATATTTCCAGATACCGGGATCGTCAAAATGTCTCCTTGCGAAGTGGATGCAGTATTGCGTGGAAATTGCCCCGGCGTGGGATGTTGCCTGGAGTGCCGGAAGAAATTCTGGCTTACGGAGGTGGAGGAATGATCCACTTAGGCGACATAACAAAGATCCACGGCGGGGAAGCACCCGTTGTGGACGTGGTGATCGGCGGCAGCCCATGCCAGGACCTTTCCATTGCCGGAAAACGGGCAGGGCTTGCCGGGGCGCGTTCCGGCCTGTATATGGAGCAAATACGGATTATCAAGGAGATGAGAGAACGTGACATGGCAAGCGGGCGAACAGGTGAGTTTGTGCGACCTCGGTATATGGTCTGGGAAAATGTCCCCGGAGCCTTCTCAAGCAACGGCGGAAAAGACTTCGCAGCCGTCCTCGAAGAAGCCATCCGCATCGCAGAACCGGAAGCCCCCGATATTGAAGTGCCTGAAAAAGGTTGGAACACCTGGGGGGGATACCACGATGAAATGGGAGGACGATGGAGCGTTGCGTGGCGAGTGCTCGATGCGCAACACTGGGGAGTCCCCCAACGTCGCCGTAGAATCGCGCTTGTCGCAGATTTTGGAGGCGACACCGCATGGGAAATATTGTTTGAGCGGCAAAGCGTGTCAGGGCATCCTGCGGAGAGCGGAGCGGCGTGGGAAGGACCTGCCGCCGGTGCTGAAAGCGGTGCTGCTTACGCAGTCCGAATCCGGGGAGGATGCGACGGAGGCGGAAAAGGAGCCTTAGTCCAGACGGAGAAAAGCGGAACGATTAAGGCAGGGAATGACCAGACGCTTTTCTGCATGGCAACTCAGCAAGGCGGGGCCGAGGTACGAAGCGATGACCGTGCACCGACCTTGACCGCTTCCGCAGGCATGAGCGGGAACAACCAGCCGGTTGTATGCGCCGGGTTTAAGCTGGGGAACAGCGAACAGGCCCGGAGCATCGGATACGCCGAGGAACAGGCCCCTACGCTGAACGCGGAGTGCGGAGGGAATAAACCGGCGGTGATGTGCCTGAACGATCAGGGCGGGAATGTGATGGGTGTGAGCTATGATGTTGCCGGTACGCTGAGAGCACAGGAGCATGGGCACCAGCCAGCGGTCATGGCGTTTGATACTACGCAGATCACCAGCAAGCAGAATGGGAGTATTCCTGACTTCGGGAAACCATGTCACACGCTGAACGCCAAGGCCCATGTGCCGTGCGCCGTGCTGGATATGATTCGCGCCTGCGACGTCATCTGGGACTGCGGCGAGGTAGCGCCCAGTCTGCAAGCCCGTATGGGAACCGGCGGCAATCAGATTCCACTGACGTACCAGAAAACAACCGGAACTTTATCGCCCGGAGCACACGCAGGGAGCTATAATGGGCAGGATGCCTATAACGATATGCTGGTATGCGGAGCGGCTGTACCGGATATCGCACACACGCTAAAGGCAAAAGCAAACTGCGATTTCCGGGAGGATTCGGAGACATACCCGGTGCAGAACCGTGTTGTTCGCCGTCTGACCCCGTTGGAGTGCGAACGGCTTCAGGGATTCCCTGACCACTGGACCGACTTGGGCGAGTGGACGGACAGCAAGGGCAAGCGCCATAAGGACGCGGACAGCCCCCGGTATAAGGCACTGGGCAACTCCATCGCCCTGCCGCCGTGGAAATGGCTGTTGAAACGGCTGTGCGGCAACTACGAGCGGGACGCGACTATGGCAAGTTTGTTCGATGGAATAGGTGGTTTCCCGCTGATCTGGGAGCAGTTGAACGGACGCGGAACGTGCCTATGGGCCAGCGAGATTGAAGAGTTTCCCATCGCAGTGACCAAACGGCGGTTCGGCACGGTAGAGAAACCAGGAGACATGGGGCGCTTTTTGTTCCCATACGGAAAGGATGAATTATGAGAGATACAAACCTCGTAAATGCTCTGCGTGAGCACGCAGAATGGGCGCAGGCAAATGAGTGGGAAACGCCGATCACGCTGGGCGATGATCTGGCGGAGGCCGCTGACCGGATCGAAGCGCAGGCGAAAGAAATTGAGAAACTGCGGGGGCAGGTGCCCCACTGGATCCCGGTGGAGGAGCGGCTACCGGAGAATTTTCGGAAAGTGCTGTGTTGGGGTGAGTATTTCCGCTATGGAGACTTTAATGGAATGTTTGTAAATTACGCACTCGGATATCAAAACAACGGGATCTGGGGCGGTGAAGTTGCCAATGGAACAAATGCTCGTGCTTTGGCGTGGATGCCGCTGCCGGAGCCGCCGAAGGAGGAAAGGTAAATGAAAAGACTGACAACTAATTGCCCGGATAACAACCTTGATGCCGCTCTGAATTTGTTTTACATCAAAGATTTCGAAACGTGGGTGCGGGGCGGAGGTGATGGCCCGGATTACCCGGACATCCGGCTCTACGATTTTATCCGCAAAGCCGCAAAGATTTTACTGCCGGACTTGGACTTTCCAATGGATGATGATGGCGTAGACTATGCGATGGGTGAACTTTTGCTGGACGGTCCTGATGAGCCGACAGGCCTGCTTGCCCTGCTCTATACAGCAGCATGGTCATACGCAGAACTGCGTGGCAGGCTCATGCAATACGAGGACACGGAGATGACGCCCGGGGAAGTCAAGTCAATGCAAGAGGAGCACTTTAGCGGTCTGGAAATGGCAAAATTGCACAGCGCGCTCATGGAACTTAAAAAATATCAAGAAGCCGACAAGGACGGGCGGCTGGTGGTGCTGCCATTTACCAGTGGGCGCACTTTGCTATGCAAGGAAAACATCGACAGTCCGCGACTTATGAAGGATGTAGAGCTTGCAATTCGCTATTGCAGCAGTTGCGGAATTGTGTTTCACATGGATTACAATGTATTCTGTGATCTGGTAAAACAGGGGAGAATTACTGCGGTAAGCGAAGAGGCGGAGAAAGTATTGGGGGCGAAGAAGGATGAGTAAAGCCGTACTTATCAGCATCCGCCCCAAGTGGTGCGCGAAAATCATCATTGGCAGAAAAACTATGGAATTGCGCAAGTCCGTGCCGAAACTGGAGGTACCGTTTAAGTGCTATATCTACTGCACAAGTGGTCATCCGTATATCTCCGTAAAGGGTGGAAATCTGGACAGGGATACCGTCCGGACCAATACGGCCGGCAGATGCAACGGCAAGGTTATCGGCGAGTTTGTGTGCGACTACATCCTACAACGATGTGAGATGGCAAATGCAGACATTGCCGAACAGCAATCCTGTGTTCGCCGCGAAGATATCTATTTCAAATATTCCGAAGAGGGAAAACGCTATATTTACGGCTGGCATATCTCCGACCTGCTGATCTATAACCAGCCAAAGGGGTTGGACGAGTTTACTCGGCTGCGTGAAACGAAATTTGGCTCGGAGCCGGTGACAATCAAGCGCCCGCCCCAGAGCTGGTGCTATGTGGAGGCGATGAAGGATGGCAATTAGCAAATCAAAGCGTGAAGCGGTCTATCGAAAGTATGACGGCCATTGTGCGTATTGTGGGCGCGAAATCGCTTACAAGGATATGCAGGTAGACCATTTTCAACCATTGAGGGCGTGGGGGATTGAGGACACTGGAGCAGATGACCTTGACAACCTTATGCCCGCCTGCCGTATGTGCAACCACTACAAGCGTGCAAATTCGCTTAAAACTTTTAGGCGGTACATCGAGGAGATTCCTCGCAAACTCCACGAGAATTATATCTACAAGGTCGGAATTGTGTACGGTGAGATTGCAGAGCAAGCACACCCTGTCAAGTTCTATTTTGAGCAACAGGAGGCGATGAATGATGCTTGAGCTCAGATTAGATGACCCGCACCTTGTGGAAAACTTTCAGGCGGCGTTGGATCTGAAAAAGATGGGATTTGCAGACGACGAGCTGCAAAGGCTTTATCAAAAGCAGCTTGAAGAGGATGCAAAGGAGGCAGCTAATGACTAACATGGAACGCAAAACATTCTGCGCGGCGCTCAGTCGCTACGGCGCGCAGGCGCAGATCACGATGGTCTTTGAGGAGATGGTCGAGCTGCAGGACGTGCTGTGCAAATTCCCGCGCGGGCGCGTGGACGGCGACACGCTCGCCAACATCGCCGAAGAGATCGCCGACGTTGGGATTATGCTCGACCAGATGGCGATCGAGTTTGAGGTCGAGGACGCGGTGGCGGAGCAGCGGGCACACAAGGTCCGGCGGCTGCCGGAAAGGATTAAGAACGATGAATGAATACATCGACCGTGATGCGCTGCGTCAAGCGGTGCTGGAAAGCCAGCACGACAACCCTCATCCACGTGGTATGGCTCATATTGCACATGACTGTGAGCACGCACATTTTGTAGCGATGATCGCCCGCTTCCCAGCCGCTGACGTTGCGCCGGTGGTGCATGGGCTGTGGGTGGAACACCTTGACGAAATGGAATGCTCTGTGTGCAAGAGACAGTGGAACTACTGCGACAACGATACAAACACTTTCAATTTCTGCCCAAACTGCGGGGCCAAGATGGACGGAGGTGCTGACCATGAGGCTGATTGATGCGGAGTTATTGGAAGAACAGTTCGGAATTTCCGACGCAGATATTTTAGCAAAAGAAGAAATCCGATACGCCCCCACCGTGGATGCCGTGGTCGTGACGCGGTGCAAGGACTGCGCGCACAGCACATTGCCGTCAGAGCTTACCCAGCGGTATGGGAAGCAGGGTACGCTGACCTGTCACAATATGCACGCACCAAGCAATAGACGCAATGTTGGCAGCAACGATTTCTGCTCCTACGGCGAGAGAAAGGATGGCGGGGATGGCTAAACAATCCGCTTACTTACAGCGGCGGGACGCGGAGCTGGATGCGGTCTTTTGGGCCGGTGCTGCGATGGCAGCGCAGTTTGCCGTGGACACTTTGCAGATGACCATGCACCAGCAGGAAGGCTGGGGCTATGATCGCATCATGCGTGTCACGCATGAGTGGATGGAGACCCAGCGAGAATACAGACCTGCCTTAAACTGCAAGGACCCAGAGGCGGACGTCCGGCAAGTGCACATGGACCGAGTGCTGGCGCAGATTATCAACGGGAAGGCGGAGCTGATCCCATTCCCGGACAGATACAAGGATCTGAAAAAGATCCGTTATGGGAGGTAACTATGCAGAAGGAAGATATATCGCTCCTGCGCATCTATGCGAAGAATGATATGAATTGCGTGAGAACAGCAAAGGAAATGGACATCCATCATAACAGCGTGATCTATCGGCTGGGGAAGATCAAGACGGAAACCGGGCTGGATGCGCGGAAGTTCTGGGACTTGGTGAAGCTGCTGGAAATGGAGGAATCATGAAACTTGGACAGGTGGTTCGGGCCAGATTTCAGTCCATACCGTCCCAGCTGGAACGGCAGCACCCGACGTATGAGCAGTTGTATCCGTTCCGGCGCGGAGAGGTAATTTACATCTACCCAAAGGGCCGGTTTGTCAGTGCGCGCACGGAAACGGCGGGCGGACCCGTGGTAGAGAATTTCTGGCTATGTGAGGTGGTTATGTGAGTACATTCCCGGAACGGCTGCGCAAGTTAAGGGAATCTGAGCGGCCTGCTAAAAGCATGAGAGTGAAAGCGGAGCTGATTGGGATCGGGCATGATACGCTGCGGAAGTACGAAACCGGAGAGAACGAACCGGCTCTCAGCCAGTTAAAGCTGATAGCGAATCATTACCACGTCAGCTTGGATGAGCTTGTATGGGACGAGGGCGAGCGAGAGAGTAAACCTTTATAGTATCGCAAAAAAAATTGGTCTTTGCCCCCAATTCGGGGCAAGCGAATAAAAATATGTGTCAGAATGAGGGTGCGGGGTTATATCCGTATCCTCATTCTTTCCATCCATTCTTTCTTTCCTCCTGACCCCGGTGGAATGCCGGGGACATGCAGACGTAGCTCAGTTGGCAGAGCACCGCGCCGGGAGGTATGCGCTGGTTCAAGTCCAGCCGTCTGCACCATGGCGGGGAGCGTTTCGGGTGATGCGTTCTCGCTCCAAAAAAATATAAGCTGCGGCCTGTAAAAGCAGCTCGTCTCCGGCAACTGGTACTTGCCCTTGACGCTTCGGTGCAATTCCGGTTGGGCACAGGACCCCTCGCACCTCTCAACGATGTGGCCCAGGAGGGGCATTCACGGCATAGGTGCCCCGTAAGGGGAGACCACAGCGAGTGACGGGGACTTTCCCCGAAGCGCTAAAGCAGGGCAGGACTGCAATGCCGTACCAGATGTGCCCGTTAAGGCGGGTAAAGTCTGCTATGTAAGGCCAAGGGGTGGGGGCTGGTAGCAAAACGAAAGGAAGTGAGCGTATGGCTGGCGGAGCGCCAAGAAAATGGAAAAGCGTAAAGGCAATGCAGGAAGCCATTGACGTTTACTTCAAAAAGTGCGAAGGCGAACCGTTTATCGGAGATGACGGCTGCGCTGTGCGAGATAAGTACGGGGTGCCGATTATCATCAATGCAAAGCCCCCGACAATCACAGGGCTTGCATTGGCGCTTGGATTCACAGGGAGACAAGCGCTGCTGGATTATCAAGCAAGGCCGGAGTTCGCGGACACGGTTACGCGCGCGAAGTCCCGCTGCGAGGAATACGCCGAATCTCGGCTTTACGACAAAGACGGTGCGAACGGCGCGAAATTCTCGCTTGGCTGCAATTTCGGCTGGCGTGAAGTGAACGAGACAAAAATAAGCACGGATTCCGTCAAGGTGGTTATTGATGTCTGATATTCTCTTGTCAGAAAAAATCGGCTCGGCTTTTTACGATGTGGCTCACGATGTGTTCCATCATGGTCACACGCACTACGATTTTAGCGGCGGGCGCGGCTCGTTAAAGTCGTCCACGGTGTCTGTATTCGTCCCCCTGTTGCTGATAAACAATCCGGGCACGCACGCGCTTGTGCTACGCAAGGTGGCAAACACGATCCGCGATAGCGTGTATGCGCAGTATATCTGGGCAATCGGTGAACTGGGCATGGCGGAGTATTGGGAAGCCAAAGTCTCCCCGATGGAGCTGATCTATAAGCCGACAGGACAGAAGATCATGTTTCGGGGTGCTGACGACCCGATGAAGATCAAATCCATCAAAGTGCCGTTTGGCTATATCGCCGTGACGCACTTCGAGGAAAAAGACCAGTTTGCCGGACGTGCGGAAATCCGAACTATTTTACAGTCCACCATGCGCGGTGGCTCGGTGTTTTGGAATTTTGAGAGCTATAACCCGCCGATCTCGCGCGATAACTGGGCGAACAAGGACAGCTTAGAAGAACGCGCTGACCGGCTGTGCCACAAATCAACATATCTGCAAGCACCGCCTGAGTGGTTGGGAGAACAGTTTCTTGCAGAAGCGGAACACCTAAAAGAGACGGACGAGCGAGCATATCAGCACGAATATCTCGGTATTCCGGTAGGAACTGGCGGAAATGTGTTTGAAAATTTGGAGTTGCGGGAAATCACTGACGAGGAAATTTCGCATTTCGACCGCATTTATAACGGCGTTGACTGGGGATATTTCCCCGATCCGTGGGCGTTCAACCGTTGCCATTACGACGCCGCGAGACGAACACTATACATTTTTGTGGAAATGACCGCAAACAAAAAGAGGAACAAAGAAACGGCTGATATGCTGATTGATTATGGGCTGACCCGCGATGACCTCATCATCGCAGACGGTGCAGAGCCGAAGAGCGTCGCGGACTATCAAAAGTTCGGCTTGCGCTGCATTAGCGCAAGAAAAGGGCCGGGAAGTATTGATCGCTCTATGCAGTGGTTGCAAGGCTTGTCGAGCATCGTAATTGACAAGGTAAAATGCCCTAAAACGGCAGAAGAATTTATTTCCTATGAGTACGAGCGGAACCGTGAGGGAGAGATCCTCAGCGGTTATCCTGATGCAAACAACCACCATATTGATGCGTGCCGATATGCGACAGAATCGATATGGAAAGCGCCCGGTCAAAAGGGCAAGAGCGATTATACCCCCATTTGGAACAGATAGGACGGTGAGCGACTATCAAAACATATAACGACCTTGTGGCGGTGGGCGAGGACGAAAAGGCGCGGATGGAGTTTATCCGTAGCGCAATCAACGAGCACCGCGAATCCCACGCATATAAGACGGCGGCGGATGCTGAGGAATATTACAACGGCCTGAATCCGACCATTAATCGCTATGAAAAGATCATCTACGATATGCAGGGCCGTTCCCACACGGATATGTGGACGGCAAACCATAAGCTGGCCAGCCGCTTTTTCGGTCTGGCGGTGGATCAGGAAGTTTCCTATCTTCTGGGTAACGGCGTAACCTTTGCGGAGAAGGAAACACCAAACAAGCTGTGCCCGGACTTCGACCAAGAAGTCATGGACGCGGCGCGTGAAGCGAAAATCGCAGGCGTTTCCTTCGGTTTCTGGGATTTGACGCATTTGCGGGTGTTTTCTTTGCTTGAGTTTGTTCCTCTCTATGATGAAGAGGACGGCGCGATGAAGGCCGGTATTCGGTTCTGGCAGGTGGCACAGGATAAGCCGTTGAGAGCGACGCTGTACGAGCTGGACGGCTTTACAGAGTATTTCCAGCCTAGCGGCGAGGATATGGCCGTCATGCAGCCGAAGCGTAGCTATAAGCTGATTGAGCGCAAGGCAGAAGTCGGCGAAACCGAAATCTATGACGGCGGGAATTATCCGAGTTTTCCCATCGTGCCGCTGAAAAACAACAAGCGGTGTCTCTCCGAGATCGTCGGCAAGCGCAACACCATTGACGCGCTCGATCTTGCGTCCTCGAATATGGTCAACAACGTGGACGAGGGCAATTTGATCTATTGGGTGCTGTCCAACTGCAACGGCATGGATGATCTCGACGATGCGAAATTTGTGGAGCGCTTGAAAACCACCCATGTTGCCCACGCAAACGGCGATGATGGCGCGAAGGTGGAGAGTAAGACCATCGAGGCTCCCTATGAGGGCACCAGCAGCACCATTGATATGCTCAAGAAAAAGCTGTACGAGGATTTCCAGTGCTTTGACGCGGCGGCGGTATCCGCCGGGAACCAGACGGCAACGGCGATCAAGGCAAGCTATGTGCCGCTGGATTTGAAAACGGACAAGTTTGAATCTGAAGTCACGCGGTTTATTGTGGAAATTTTGCGGTTGGCGGGCATTGAGGACAAGCCGAGTTATACGCGCAATCAGATCATCAACAAGAGCGAGGAGACGCAGAACATCCTTCTGGGCGCGGCGTATTACGATGACGAGTACATCGCAAAGAAGCTGCTGACCATCAACGGCGATATTGACCAGTACGAGGACATGATGAAACGCAAGGCGGCGGAAGTAATTGACTTGACAGAGCCGGTGATTGACGATGGCGACCAGTGATCTCGGCCACAAGCTGACCAACAAGGAGCTTGCAAAGCTGGAACGGCGCATTGCAAAGCTGTACCGTGAGGCCGGGAAAGAACTGCAGGCGACCATCGACTCATATTTCGAGCAGTTCAAAAAGCGCGACGAAGAAATGAAGGCGCTGATCGGCACGGTGCAGAACGGCAAGGAATGGACGGAGGCCGACTATAAGCGATGGCGTTTGAACCAGATCGGGCGTGGGGAACGCTATCAGGCCATGCGTGACAAGGTAGCGCACCGCGTGACCGACGCAAACGCCGTGGCGGTGTCCTACACCAACGACGCAACGCCCGGTATTTACTCCCTTAACCGCAACTATTCGGCCTATACTATCGAGCAGGTCGCGGGCAACATCGGCTTTGACCTGTGGGACGAGCAGACGGTCAAACGGCTTATGGTAGAGCAGCCGGAGCTGATGCCATATTACCCGCCGAAGCGAGCCTTAAAGCGTGGTATCGACCTCGCGTATGGCAAGAAGCAGATCACGGCAAGCGTCACCAGCTCCATCTTGCAGGGAAAGAGCATCAAGCACATGGCGGACGACCTGCAAAAGCGCATTACCACCATGAGCCGAGACAGCGCCATCCGAACGGCCAGAACTGCCGTGACCGGCGCGCAGAACGCCGGACGCATGGACAGCTATGCGGCGGCGGAGAAGATGGGCATCAAGCTTAAAAAAGAATGGTTGGCCACGCTGGATGCGCGTACACGCCACTCTCATGCCATGATTGACGGCGAACAAGTGGCGCAGGACAAGAAGTTTTCTAACGGTTGCCGCTTCCCCGGAGACCCGCAAGGCCCGCCGTGGGAAATATATAACTGCCGCTGTACGCTGATTGCCGCCGTGGAGGGTGTAGATACCTCTACTGCGCAGAGACGCGCCAGAAACGCCGATACGGGCAAAACAGAGGTTATCTCAAACATGACCTATGCGGAATGGGCGGGGTGGAAAAAAGATACAAAGCAAGGTGCAAGTGCGGCAAAATCTGATATAATTAAAGCAAAACCCGAAATAAAGCCAGTAACTTTAAGCCTTTCCAACTTAGAGGAATTGGAGAAGTGGCAAAACGAATATTATGCGACAAACTCGAGCGTCGAGTTTACCAAAAAAGCGAATCCGAATATATCCAAGTATTCCGGCGGTGCGTATAGCGCAATTAACGCCATAGAGCGCGGCGGCGCGGCGTATGAAAAGGCGCTGCGTTGCTATGGGAACCTCGACGGGTACAAGGAGATAAGCGACGGCGTTTCTGCGGAAATATCAAAGTTCAAGCTTTCAACGGACTTGAACGTGAAGCGTGTTGTCGGGGATGTTGGGTATATTACGGGAGGCGGTTCATCTGTTGATGATATGGTCGCGAGTATCGGAAAGCTATATACAGAAAAAGGATTTACAAGCACGACAATAGCGCAAGACGCGCAACTCCCGTTTGGAGGGCACAAAGATACGCAGACGGTTCTTGATATTATCGTGCCAAAATCAACACGCGGCGCTTATATTTACAAAATGGCAGATAACCCCGCGGAATTTGAATTTCTGATAGACAGAGGCACAACATATAAAGTCCTTGATGCAGGGGAAAGAACTGTTAAAAAAAGCATTTTCGACCTAAAATCAAGAGAGTTTGTAGAGAAAGAAGTCCCCGAACGATATATGAAATTGGAGGTTGTTTCGCAATGAAAGAGACGGTTCTTGACTGGCTTCCGATGTTTGCGGAGTTTGTGAAAGACCCAACATCTGATTTTTCTGTTGGGGATTTTGTGGAAATTGAAAAATCGGCTACACCGAAGGCAAAAAACGCTTACAGGAAATACATCAAATTTATTTCTCACGGATTGCAGAGCTGGGATGATCTGATTATTGAAAATCGGCGTATTGTTGGCATTGCTAAAACTGCAACGGGAAAATCAAAAGAGCAATGCGAGATAGTTTTGCAGCTCATTGCAGATGGATGGATTGATAATGAACCATTCATTAAGGGGTAACGTATGAGCGTTGAAATCCAGGACAACAGCAAAGAGGTTTCCGCTGCGATCAAGGCGGCGCTGCTGCGCGGGCTTGAAAAATGCGGGCTGGTGGCAGAGGGATATGCGAAAAAGCTATGCCACGTTGACACCGGCAACCTGCGGAATAGCATCACCCATATGATAGACGAGCAGGAACCGGCGGCAATCATCGGCACGGATTCCGAGTACGGCGCGTATGTGGAATTAGGTACCGGCATTTATGCCGAAGGCGGCGGCGGACGACCTACACCGTGGGTGTATCAGGATGCCAAAGGGAATTGGCATTACACACGAGGTAACAAGGCACAGCCGTTTCTGAAACCTGCTGCCGCCGACCATGTGGGACAGTATCGGGATATTCTGGAAAGCGAGCTGAAAAATGGATAACGAGACCATCAAGGCCATTGAAGCCATTATCAAGCGCGGCAACGATGTAGAAATCCGCCGCAAGGGTGACGGGTACATCGTTTTAGAGGTCAAGAAAACAATTAAATACAGCACTTCCGCGCAATAGGGCGCGGGAAAGGGCAATAGGAGCCAGCTACTGAGAATTTCTCGGTGGTTGGCTCTTTTGTTTTCGGTAAAACCCGCGAGGTACAGCGGTTTTTATACAACGTTCGCCCCCGAAGAATTGGGGCCAAGGAAAAGGAGAACGAATAACATGGCGAAATTTACGAGAGCGGAAATTAGAAATATTCTCGGCGAGGCTTGCACTGAAGAGATCGAGAATCGCTTGGTTGCGCTGCATCTGGGCGTGGTCGACCCCCTCAAGGACGATCTCACAAAGTACAAGGCGGACGCGGAGAAGCTGCCCGACGTCCAGAAGCAGTTGGACGACCTCAAGGCGGCAGGCGATGGCGGTTACAAGGAGAAGTACGAGAAGGAACACTCGGCCTTTGAAGCCTTTAAGACCGACATCACGGCAAAGGAGAACAAGGCGGCGAAGGAAAAGGCCGTCCGGGCTTACTTTGAGAGCAAAAACATCACCGGCGCGAATTTGGACCTTGCTATGCGCGGCTGCGGCGAAGAAATGGCCGCATTGGAGCTGGACGGCGAGAAGATCAAGGACACCAAGGCCCTTGATGCGCTCGTAGATGGCACCTACAAGGGGCTGGTCTCCACCACGCAGACAAAGGGCGCGAATCCCGCCAATCCCCCGGCAAACACCGGCGGCGCAAAGACCCGCGAGGACATCTACAAGAAGGACGATAAGGGCCGCTATGTGATGTCTACGGCGGAGCGCCAGAAAGCACTTGCCGATCTGATGGCAAGCGAAAACAACTGATTTTTGAAAGGAGCTATTTATGGCTGCGAAAATTAACGTAACAACTTCCGCGCAGTTTACCACTTCCGCCCGTGAGGTGGATTTCGTGTCCCGCTTCGCTGATAACTGGGACGCACTGCGGAACATCATGGGCATCATGCGTCCTATCCGCAAGGCCCCCGGCACGAAGCTGGTTTCCTACAAGGCCAGCGTGGACGGCGGTCTCAAGGGCGGCACCGTGGCTGAGGGTGACGAGATCCCCTTCACCAAGATGAAGGTGGAGCCGGTTGCTTACGGCGACATCGACATTTCCAAGTATGCCAAGAGCGTGACCATCGAGAGCGTGGCGAAGTACGGTGCTGACGTTGCCGTGGAGAAGACCGACGAGGCTTTCCTCGTGGCCCTGCAGAACAAGGTCCTGACCGACTTCTATACCTTCCTCGGTACCGGCACTTTGAAGGTGACCGAGAAGACGTGGCAGCGTGCTCTGGCTATGGCTAAGGGCAAGGTGCTGGACAAGTTTGCCGGTCTGGATAAGGACGTGACCGAGGTGGTGGGTTTTGCCAACATCATCGACGCTTACGATTACCTTGGTGACAAAGAGATCACCGTGCAGACCATGTTCGGCATCAACTACGTGGAGAACTTCATGGGCTACCGCACTCTGTTCCTGCTGCCCGAGAAGTACATCGCCTCGAAGAAGGTGATTGCTCTGCCCGTGGAGAACATCGACCTGTACTATGTGGACCCCAGCGACAGCGACTTTGCCAAGCTGGGCCTGAACTACACCGTGAAGGGCGAAACCAATCTGATCGGCGTTCACGTCGACGGCGATTACAGCCGCGCCACCGGCGATATGTACGCCATCATGGGCATGAAGCTGTGGGCTGAGTATCTGGACGGCATTGCCGTGGCTACCGTTTCGGTGGCCGGTGCGGGCTAAATAGGGGGGCAGCGTAATGCTTGAACAGGTCTTACGGCACTTGAACAACTGGTTCCTTGTGGACACTCACGAGGGCACGTTCACCGTGGAGAATGGCAGCATTGCGCTGCCTTTTCTCCAAACCAATCAATATTTCCGCATCTGCGGTTCCGTGTTCAACGATGGCCTGCACCTGTATCCGGCGGTTGACCTGACGGATGAAACATTTACCGGTACGGTGTGGACGCTGGCGGTGCCAAAGGCTGTGATTACACTTGCCGAAGATATCGCCGCGTGGGAAGAAAAGAACGGGGAGTCCGTTGCAAGCCCGTATCAAAGCGAGAGCTTCGGAGGCTACTCCTACACCAAACGCAGCGCAGGAAGCGACAGCGGAACGTTAAACGGCTGGCAGGACGCTTTTAGAGGCCGGTTAAACGACTGGCGAAAGCTCAAGGGGGTGGAACCGTGAGTTTGCTGGACGATTTCGCAAGCAAATGCGTGCTGATGGAAAAGACGCGAACGCCGGACGGCGCAGGCGGTTACATCGTTGCGTGGGCCGAGGGCGCGGAATTTCTCAACTATCAGGCGCTTGACACCTCGATGGAGGCCCGGAGGGCGGAACAGGAGGGCGTGACTTCGGTGTATTCCGCACTGGTCAACCGGGACGTGCCCATTGAGTACAACGATTATTTCCGGGATGGGGAAACGGGGCTGACTTATCGGGTGACGTCAAACCCAGAGGAAAAGGCAGCTCCGAAATCTGCCGGACCGGCAATCCGGGCGCTTAAATTCTTCACTGCGGAGCGAAAGGAGCTGCCGAAATGACGAAGGATAAGGCGCTCCATGCGTGGTTTTCTCAATTCCTCCCGGCATACCCAACATCCAATGTGCCGGAGGACGCGACGTTCCCGTGGCTGACCTATGAGCTTATCACAGGGTCATGGGAAAGTGGAGAAATCGCTCTGACGGTGAATCTCTGGTATTACACCGAGAGCGAGGCAATCCCCAACTCCAAGGCACAGGAAATCTCTGACGCCATCGGCATGGGCGGCGCGTTCGTGCCCTATGACGGAGGCGCGATGTGGATCAAGCGCGGCTCCCCGTGGTGCCAGAACATCGTGGACGAGAGCGATAAAAACATCAAGCGGCGGTATCTCAACATCACGGTGGAATATCTGTCGCAAAACTGATGAAAGGACGAAACTATGAAATTTACAAAAATTCCTACCGACGCATTTCAGAAATTGCAGATCAACGCCGGTATTCTGACTACCGATTTTACCCCGGCCACCGGAACCATCGGAGAGGCGGGACAGATCGGCGCGACTACCGGCGGCGTGAATTTTACCGCAACGCCGACCTATTCGGACTTTGGCGAGGACATTGACAACTGCCCGAAGAACATGAAGGAGCTGAAACGGCTGGATTCCTGGGAGGCGAAGATGACGGGTACGTTCATCAACGCAGACACCAAGATCGCAAAGAGCCTTTGCGGTGCTGCCGATGTGGGTACCAGCGATGGAAAGGTCACGCCTCGGAACGATCTGTCGGACGCCGACTTTGCCGACATCTGGCTGGTGGGCGACTACTCCGACAAGAACGGCGATAAAAATGGCGGCTTCATTGCCATCCACCTGATGAATGCACTGTCCACCGGCGGCTTCCAGCTGCAGACCAGCGACAAGGCAAAGGGCCAGTTTGCGTTTGAGTATACCGCCCACTACTCCATGGCGGCACAGGACACGGTCCCCTTTGAGATCTACATTAAGGCCGGTACGGCGGAGGGCTGATATGAAACTTTCCGATATTCACGGCGAGCGGGTGTTTGATGTTATCGCAGATATCATTGACCCCATTGCCAACATCGCAGAGGACGAAAAGGCATCCGCCATGTTTCGGCGTGAAAAGATCCCCGAGGGAATGACGGCGAAGGAGTTTGCAATGCAGCGGGCGCGTAAAGCGCTCCCTGCGCTGCTCAAGGGACACAAGGGCGACATCATCGCTATCCTTGCCTCTATTGAGGGCGTGAGCGCAGATGCCTACAAAGGAACGTTGAATCTCGCAAAACTAATGCGGGACGCAACAGAGCTTTTGACAGATGAGGCGTTTGGAGAGCTTTTTATCTCGGCGCAGAGCGAGAAAACCTCTGGCTCTGCGCAGGGGAATACCGGGGACCGCAAAAAGTAAGAGCGTTTACAAGATATTGCTGGGCGCGTCTGGCTGAGCGAACAAAGGACAAGGCGTTCCGGGTATATGTGACGGATGCGCTAAAGATTGCAGCGGAAAATACGGCGCGGTATGTCGGAGGCAGCTACATGAAGGGCAGGTATGCAGATGCCGTCAGACCGGAGAAGCGGGATAAACGGTCCTGTGCGGAGATTACGGCGGATGTGGTTTCCCAGTGCGGGTTGACGGTAAAACACGCCTCCCCGGGTGGGGAGGCGTGAGAGGCGGTTATTTGAGGACGTATTCAGAAATCATTCTGCCGATCTCGCCAATGTCTGTCTGACCCTTAAATTCAAATTTAGCCACAAAGCCATTGGAGAAGGTCAGGACCAATTCACTGTCCGGGATCAGCTCGGCAAAGCCGGGGGTCTGGATGCTGAAAAACTGAATTTTGGAATAGGGCATGGAGCTGAACGATTTCCGTTTTCCGGTAATGCCCTGCACGTCAACGGAAATGATGCGCTTGTTGGTAAAAATCAGCTGGTCGCGAACCGTTTTGAAGGCGCAGGCGACGGCCTCACCCTCAATCAGAAGACCGTTGACCTCATCGCGAACCTCGGAAACATTGACGGGCTTTAAGTCCCATGCGGAATTGTTGTTAAAGTTAATCATGGCAAAACCCTCCTTTAATGAAAGTATACGCCTTATTTATCGAAATGTCACGGGCGTTTTCCTGAAAATCACCAAGAAAGTGTGGTGAAAGCGTGAATTTATTAGACCTATTTGTAAAAATCAGCGTAGATGACAGCGGCGTTGACAGCGGCTTTTCGGAAGCAGGCAAAAAGGCAGATGCACTGGCAAGCAAGCTGAAAGGCGGGCTTGCAACGGCGGCAAAAGTTGGCGCAGCCGCTCTAACGGCAGCGGCAACTGGTATTTCTGTATTGACAAAAAAATCCATTGACGGATACGCGGAATACGAGCAGCTTGTCGGAGGCGTAGAGACGCTGTTCAAGAACTCTGCCGATCAAGTCATAGAATACGCAAACCACGCGTATGAAACCGCAGGACTTTCCGCCAATGAGTACATGGACACGGTTACGTCATTTTCGGCATCGCTGTTGCAGGGCCTTGGAGGCGACACGGAAAAGGCGGCGGAGGTAGCAAATCAGGCTGTCATTGACATGGCGGATAACGCGAACAAGATGGGCACAAGTATGGAGATGATCCAGAATGCCTATCAAGGTTTCGCAAAGCAAAACTATACCATGCTGGATAACCTCAAACTCGGTTATGGTGGCACGGCGACAGAAATGGCGCGGCTCATCAACGATTCAGGGGTGTTGGGCGATACCGTCGAGGTCACAGCGGACACAGTCAATAGCGTTTCTTTCGACAAGATGATTGAAGCAATCCATGTGATCCAAGATCAAATGGGGATCACCGGGACAACGGCGGAGGAAGCGGCAAGCACTATCGAAGGCAGTGTTAACATGATGAAATCCGCTTGGTCAAACCTTGTAACCGGAATTGCAGATGATAACGCAGACCTTGACCAGCTGATTGAAAACTTTACCTATTCGGTTGGTAAAGCGGCCGAAAATATTCTTCCGCGTATTGAAAAAATTTTTACCGGGTTTGGGGATTTAATTACACGGCTTTCCCCGGTTATTTCCGAGCAGTTACCGTCGCTTGTTAGCTCTGCTTTGCCATCGCTTGTGAGTGCTGCCACTGCTTTGGTGCAGGGGGTTGTAGACGCAGCTCCCGGAATTGTTGCGGCACTTGCGGATATGGCCCCTGAAATTACGGGAGCAATTTTATCTGTTATTCCACAATTATTAGACGCAGGCGTGCAAATGCTGATTGCTTTGGTGCAAGGGATTGCTTCGGCCATGCCGGAAATTGCACCGCAGTTGGTTGATTGCGTGGTACAGATTGCGGAAATATTGACTCAGCCAGATACACTTGTTGCCCTTATTGAAGCAAGCACAATGTTTATTGTTGCGCTTGCAGAAGGCCTAATTGATAATCTACCAAAGCTTTTGGATGCAGCTCCTGAGATTATCAAAAACCTTGCATCCGCGTTTATCCAGTCCATAGGCTATATCGGCGAAGCCGCAATCGAAATCGGAATAGCCCTTGTCAAAGGAATCTGGGAAGGCATCAAGAGAATGGGCGATTGGCTAACAGGCATGGTAAAGGGCTTTTTCGACGGCCTTGTGGATGGCGTAAAAGGCGTTCTCGGTATTCACTCACCGTCCCGCGTCTTCGCTGGGATCGGCGAGAACATGGCACTTGGCTTGGGTGAGGGCTGGGATAATGAATACGGCAATATCAAGCGTAGCATTGCATCTGGCATGGACTTTGGAACGGCATCAGTCGATTTTGGAGCCTCCGGCGTCGCGGCGATCGGCAACTCTATTGCGTCCGGTGTTGGTGCATTGGCGACCGGCGGTGTGGGAAGTATTGTAATCAATTTGACAACCGAACTTGACGGCGCGGTATTGGCGCGAAAAATGGTGCCGTACAACGCAGCGGAGGCATTAAGGAGCGGCGCATGAGTAAAACGATCAAAATCAATGGCATTGATTTTACATCCTACTTTACGCCGGTCGGCTACAAGGTGGGACACAAAAAAATCAAAGGGCCAAACGAGGGGTATATGCTGGACGGCAGTTTTACGGAAGATGTGCTTGCAATCAAGGCAATTATCACCTGCACGTGTATGCCTCTAACGGAAACACAGCTGAACACGTTACTCGAGCAACTGTACAGTGGAAATCTGAGCGTATATTTTTTCGACACCCAAAGCGGAGGATATCGCACGGCAAACATGACGTGCGACCCTCCGGAGGGCGTCGACAGAGGAGCGGGAACGAACGCCACGGAATATTGGACGGGCATGGTGCTTGCGTTTACGGAGAAATGATATGAAGATCATCTACAAAAATTGGATGTTTGATTCTTCCCGAACGGAAAGAGCTGCGCCCACACAAGAGCAGTCATTAAGCTGCGAGAGTATTTCTGCCGATACACTTACAGCTATTGTGCGATGCGACGATCCTTCGATTATGGCGTTTCAGAAAAATGACGCTATCCGCTTTTGGAAAAACGATTCTGACGCTTCAATGCAGACGTACTATTTGCGGTCGATTGAGCGGACAGGCGCAACCGCATACAAAATCGTAGCGTGGTCTGCGGTCGGCTTATTGGCAACAACCCCACACAAAGGCGGTATTTATACCGGGCAAACTGTTTTCGAAGTTGTGTCTGATATTTGCGGCGCGGTTCCAGTTGTGGTCAAGAGCGTTTTTGCGAAGGTTAAACTATACGGCTGGCTCCCGTATTGCCAGCCGAAAACAAACGGGCAAGGCAAAAGTGCAAGGGACAACCTGGCGCAAGTGCTTTTTGCAATTGGCGCATATTTAACAACCGACCTAAACGGCGTTTTGCACATTGATTCCCTGTGGGATGGAACGGCGTCTGTGATTCAAGGCAACAGAATGTATTTGAACGGCGGAAAGGTTGGGTATAGCGACCCCATCTCCGCCGTGACGGTAACAGAGCACCAGTATGTAGCGGGGACGGAAACGAAGGAGTTGTTTTCCGGCACGGCGCAGAATGGCGATATCATCACATTCTCTGAGCCGATGCACTCCCTCTCCACAACGGGCTTTACCATTTTGGAAAGCGGCGCGAACTACGCCAAGATTTCCGCTGGCACCGGCGCGCTGACCGGCAAGGCGTATATCCACAACACCCGCCTAATCACGCAGCCTGTGACGGCAGGCGCGGCGGAAAACGTAAAGTCGGTTACGGATTCCACACTGGTATCTCTGGTGAATTCTTACGCCGTGGCGAAGCGTCTTGCGGACTATTACCGATGCCGCGAAACTATCACTAATGACATTGTAAGCGGACATGAGAAACCGGGCCATGTTGTGAGCGTATATCATCCGTACGATAAAAAGATGGTATCCGCGTGCATCCAGTCCCTCGACACCACTATGAGTGCGACGCTAAAAAGCAGCATGGAGGCGCTGGTTGGATTCACCCCGGCACAGCCGGAATCTGCGGAGTATTTTGACGAGCGAGTTGTCCTCACCGGCTCCGGCGAGTTCCAGATCCCGGAAGGCACCACAACGATCCATTATGTGATGATCTCCGCCGGGCAGGGCGGGCGCTGCGGCGAAAAGGGCGAAAATACCCAATCGGGGCCTAAGTTCTCGTGGACGGACCCGGTTTTTGAGGATCGGGTAGACGGCTACGCATTGGCGCTGGGTGGCAAGGGCGGTCCCGGCGGCAAGGGCGGCATGGGCGGCAGAATCGTAGAGGGCGATCTCGACGTGTCCCAGTTGAAAAGCCTTGCCTATGATTGCGGGAAAAGCGGAAAGGGCGCTGAATTCAGCACGGACGATCTTCCCGGGACAAACGGCACGGATACGGTGTTCCACGGCATGACTACGGCGGGCGCGTCTGCTCCCGATTTTGGCTTCACGGATCCCATCACCGGCGAGCAGTTCGGCGGCGTCGGCGAGGACGGCCTCCCTGGCGGCGACGGAGCCGGACGTGATCCGTCTGTAAGTGAGTACACAGATGATAGCGTTCAGAAATACGTCAATGGCACGATTGCTTATGACGAGGACGGGAACGCATTCACCCCCGGCCCTGTGACTGGCAGCGATGGGAAAATCAGCATGACCAGAATCGCATCAACAAGCACCCCGCGCAGTTTCGGCTGGTACAGCTCCGGCCTGGGCGGCGGCCCGGCAGCGGGAGCCAACGGCAAAGCCGGATCCTCCGGACGCGGCCTGCCAGGAGAGACAACCGTTGATGTGACCGGCGGCCCCGGTGCGGACGGCATGACGGCCACGCTCACCCCCTCCAAGCCCAGGCGGTACGGCAGGGGCGGACGTGGCGGCTACGGAGGCGGCGGTGCCGGCTCCGGCGGAATTGCCGTGAAGAACGGAAACGGCACCATTACCCCCGGCACACCCGGATCCGGCGGTTTAGGCGGCCCGGGCGGCCCAAGCGCGGACGGCTGTATCATTCTCTATTACCGCAAATTTGGACAAACGCGTGGCGGCCCGCTGGTACAGAAGGGCGGCGGATTGTTTTTCGACCGCTTGAACAAACTTTTCATTGTGTGAGGTGATTCCAATGACGCTTGAACAGAGAGTCGCAGTCTTGGAGGAAATTTTCTCCAAGATCCAAGATTATTACACATCCGCCTACTCCGGCGAGGAAATCGACGCGCGGCTGGCGTCCGCCGGTGTGCCGGTGGGCATCACCAAGGAGTACAAAAGCGTAACCGAAATGAACCAGGACTTCACCGGAACGGACGTCCAGCGCGGCCAGTTCGTTCTGATCCTGCCAGACAGCACGGCCTCCGCGGACTACGGCAAGGTGTACCTCAAGGGCACGGCTAACTGGGTGTATGCATTCACGCTCACCACGCTCACGTCCATCAAGGGGCCTCCCGGCCCTCCCGGCAAAAAGGGCGACAAGGGCGATCCCGGCGAGGCCGGTTCCAGCTTCGTCATTTTGGGTTACTTTGATACGCTGGACTCCCTCAAGGCCGCCGTCCCTAATCCCAAGGCCGGTGGCGTGTACGGCGTGGGTACCGCACCTCCGTACAACATCTACATCTGGGATTCCGTCCACGGCAAGTGGGTGGCCAACGGGAATTTGCAAGGCCCGCAGGGCGAGCCGGGCATCCAAGGCCCCGAAGGAAAGCAGGGGCCGGAGGGCAAGCAAGGCCCGGAAGGCCCCGTGGGCGGTTCCAGCAACTTCGTCCGTTACGATGCGGCCCAAAACCTCACCGACGAGCAGAAGGCGCAGGCCCGGACGAACATCGGCGCGGACACCGTGCAGGGAGCAGTGCTCTACACGCCGCAGACGCTCAGTGCCGAACAACAGACACAGGCGAGGGGGAATATCGGGGCTGGGCCTGACAGTGCGGTGCTCTACACGCCGCAAAATCTTAGTAACGTGCAGCAACAGCAGGCGAGAGAAAATATTTATGCTGCTCCGGCAGATAAGTTTCCGTATTTTGCTGCTGACACGGGGACTGCTAAGGAAAAAACATTTGAAGTACCAAGCGTCTGGAGGACATATCTTGTTGTCTCAACTTATTTCGAGCAGCTTGGCATATGGATGATATTGCCACAGGCGCAAGTAGTCATTCCTGTGGTTGCAAATTCTACGGTTACGATAACTTGTGAACCTGGTAAAATCCATACAAAGGGCGCTCAGAATGTCACAATAATTTATCTTGGCAATTCTTGAACTTGCTTAACTTAGTTGACGGTTTAGCTTCGGCGAATGGAAAATGGAAGTGGCTGGTTCGATGAACTTTTGCGTATGCTGCGGGGCTGTTATCCCGGAAGGTCGTCAGGTGTGCCCAATTTGTGAGCGGAAATGGCCGGAATTTTAACCTGCACGAAACCAAGTCGGACTTTTGTCTTGCACGAAAGCAAGTCGGAATTACCCTAAAAACTGCAACTTTTTAAGGGGATGTAAAATGGAAATTCTACAAATTGTATTAACTGCCGCCACCGGCTCCGGTGTGACCGCCATCATCCTTGCCATTTTACAGCGGAAATGGGCCAAAGATGACAAAAGCGATGCCATCGTGGAGGCTTTGAAGGTTCTCATGGTGGATCGCGTCCGGCATTTGGGTCAGGCGTACATCGCGGCTGGCTCCATCAGCCTGTCGGACAAAGAAGCCTTGGGAGAGATGCACCGTGCGTACAAGGCGCTGGGGGGCAACGGGCATCTCAGCACGATCATGGCGGAGGTGGAGGACCTACCGCTGAGAAAGGAGTAAAACTATGGAAAACATCAAGAAACGGCTGGGGAATTTGCTGGCGGTGAAAAGCCTCGTGACCATCACCCTGACGGTGATCTTCGCGGTGCTGGCGCTGCGGGGTGACATTTCCGGGACGGAGTTTTTGACCATCTTCACCACGGTCATCGCATTTTACTTCGGCACCCAGAAGGTGGCCGAGGACAAAAACGGTTGAAGACTCAACCGAAAATTTAAGGGGGTACATATCATGGAAAAGATCTATGAGAATATCATCAACGAGGGCAAGAAGAACGGCAAGACCGTGGAGACAATCAACGCGGAGCTGAAGGAGGCCGGCGCCAACTTCCACCTGAATTCCGACGGCGGCGTGGCCAACTGGACCGAGGCTGAGATGGCCGAGGGCTTCGTCCCTGCGGAGATCGAACCCGCCGACGTGCGTCACCTGCATGACTATATGCGGTACGATACCGAGAAGGCCGGTGAGACTCTGCGCATCCAGTGTGCGGAGGGCGTGTATGACGTTACGTGGGACGTCTACGGCCATCCTGAGAAGGCTGTGAGAGTCAATGGTTGATACGTTTGACTGCGCCCGTGCGCAGATCTACCACAACACCGCCAAGCTGACCCCGGCGCAGATCAAGGCCAAGACCGGCTGCACCCACATTATTAACGGATACCTGTTCAACGGCAGATTTCAGCCGGTGGGCTGGACGGTGATCGACGGCAAGATCATCAGCCGGGACAAATACCAGGACTGGGGCGTGTCCATCGGCAGTGACGGCAAGCCGCAGATGCTGACGGACCGGGGAGGATCGTTTTTGTCCGGCGTGCCCATCCTTAAGGCCGGGTCCAAGCTCTACCGGGGCCTGACCGCCGACGTGGCCCGGCCTGCTGCCCGGACGGCGGTGGGCTGGATGCCCAACGGCAAGGTATGCCTGTGGTGCGACAAGACCAGCCTGACCCGGGAGCAGCTTCAAAACAAGCTGCTGGGGCTGGGCGTGGTGGATGCCCTCATGCTGGACGGCGGCGGCTCCACGCAGGGCATTTTCCCCAACGGGAAGGTGATCAGCACCCGGAAGGTGCCTACCATGCTGCTGTTCTGGGAACGGTCTGCCAAGACGGAAGATCAAGCCCTCGTATGGGGCAAGGCTCACGGCCTGCTGACGGACGCCAACGCCGGGGAGACCGTGACCCGAGCCGACATGGTCCGGGCGCTGTATCAGATCTGGGAGGATAACCTATGGTAGAGATCAACGCCTATTCCAAGGCGAAGGACGGCGATAAGAAGCTGTCCACGAACTTTAAAGTGAAAGAATTTGCCAGCAAGGACGGCTCCGATGCCGTACTGGTGGCGCCCCGGCTGGTGATGGTGCTCCAGAGCCTCCGCAGTCACTTTTGCGCGGCTGTGACCATCAACAGTGGGTATCGGACGCCACAGTACAACGCCAAGGTGGGCGGTGTGACGGACAGCCAGCACTGCTACGGCACGGCGGCTGACATTGTGGTACGGGGCAAGACCCCGGCGCAGGTGGCGGCTTATGCACGGCAGCTGATGCCGGACTGGGGCGGCGTGGGGGTTTATGACAGCTTTTGTCATATCGACGTGAGAGAGGCCAAGGCTGACTGGAAAGGATAAAACCGAAAGGAGGGCCAGAAGATGGCAACAACATCCACGCGGTTAATCCGCGCTCTGCAAGTCTGGGAAACCTATGGAAAAAGAACACCGAGAAATCCGGGCGCTATTGTCATCCATGGCCCCGGCCCGGGCGGCGCAGGCTGTCCGGCTGGTAGGCTTGCCGCCTGACGAAGAAGCGGCGGTGCTGGCGGTGGACATCCACGGCCAGAGCTGCCTACAGGCGGCGGCGCTGCTCCACGTCAGCGTGGACGGCCTTGCCAAGATCCGGCGGCGTGCCTACGCCAAGATTGCGGATGATATGCAGGGATAAAAAGAAGAGCCGTGTCCGAATCGGACACGGCTTTTTCTTTGAGTTTGAAGACTTAATGCCAGGTGACAACGGTATCAACAAGGAATTTCCCGGAAGAGTCCCGCACGGTAACGCGGCCTTTCAGATCGTTTCCGCTGATCTGTTCGGGGTCCGCGTATGCCTCGCTAACGACCTCGCCGGAGTCCGTGATAAAGGCCCCTTCTCCGTATTTTGAGTCGGCCACGCGGAGACCGTCGGGCAAATTAAGCGTTGCGTGCAGCCAGGTGCCGGGGAAATTTTCAAAGGGAACCGCGCGAACCTTCGCCGCGTCTGGAACATTCCGGAAGGTGGAAGGGATCTTGTAAAGATGTGCGATCATGTGCTTTTCCTCCTGTTTTTTATTTCAACGCGTCGATGATCTTGGAAGCGTTGGATTCCGCGAAAATGGTTTCAATTTTGGCAGCGTCGGCCGCATAAATCAGGCTGAAATAACGCCGGAGACGGTCCGCCCGGAACGCTTCAAACCAGATTTCAAAGGGCTTCCCGGCATCGGCTGCGGCCTTGCGCATGAGATCCCGCCCGGCTTCGTCGCAGTTTTCCGGCTTGATCTTGTCCGCGATTTCAAAGAAACGGTTTACATCAAGCTGGATTTTCAATAGATCATCGCGGATGAATTTTTCCCGCAGGCTGGAAGCGTAAGCGATCTGCTTTTCAGAAACGCCGGTGATCTGGGGAAGGGGGTGCTGTTCGCTGAAGCTGGAAATGTAACCGGAAACGGCGTCCAGCTGGTGCGCACGCTTCTGCGCCGCGTAGCAGTCCGGGCAAGTGGTGATATTCTCTCGCGCCCATGCTTCATAAGTTCCAGCCTCGGTGGAATTGCGGCACATGTGGATATGTTCAAAAGTTTTCCCGCAGTGCTCGCACTTCAAAACCATTTTCACTCTGCTCATGATCTTCGTCCTTCCTTTTCCAATCCCAAGCGTATTAGCCGTTTAATCTCCGTCTGCCGGGCTTTGCCTTCCAGCGCGGCGAGGATATCGGTATCGGTGTTGTTGTTCAGCTTCAGCCCGATGAAGGTGGTGTTTTGTGCGGCCCACGCCCGCTTCGCTTCGCTGTCCGGCATGGCTTAAAACAGGCTCTTGAAGGTTACCCCGAACTTCTCGGCGGCTTCGGCTTTGAAGCGCTTCATATTTTCGTGGTAGTCCTCGCTGAAATACTCATTTGCCGCACCAGCGGAGATCATCCGGGATTCCTGTTCGTTGATGTAATCGGCAGCGGCCTCTGCGTTCTCTCCGAAGATTTCGTAGGTATCCATCAAAATTCGTTTCATATTTGTGATCCCCTTTCCTTTACTGTACCTAAAGTATAGCATAGGTTTAACCTATTGCCAATAGGTTAAACCGAATTTTTCAAAATATTTTCAGGGCAGTTTAAGGGCAGAATACAGGCAGTTTCCGGGCAGTTTGGCTGTCCGGATTTTTTGTATCATGGAGGCATAAAGGAGGCGCACACAATGTATGAACGGCTTTTGGCCTGCGGGTATCCGGCAGAGGTGGCGCGAGATATAATCGCGCAGACGGACCCGGCGGAGCTGGAACGGTGTGTGCGCATGATCGAGCTGCTCTACGATGATCGGAGGGAGTATGTATAGCCACTTCAACCCCAATCCCTGTGGAAAAAATGTGGGGGACTGTACCGTGCGGGCGATCTCTAAGGCAACCGGGATGGAGTGGGGCGAGGTGTATTTACGGCTCTGCATCCAAGGGTATCTGGACGGCGATATGCCGTCAGCCAACGCCTGTTGGGGGCGGTATCTGCGGAGCATCGGATACCGGCGGTACATCGTGCCGGACACCTGCCCGGACTGCTACACGGTGGGTCAATTTGCGGAGGATCACCCCAAAGGCACCTATATTCTGGCTCTATCCGGCCATGTGGTCTGCGTGCTGGACGGCATGATCTGGGACAGCTGGGACAGCAGCAACGAGAACATCTTGTATTACTGGGTCAAGGAGGATGACTAAAATGGCTTACACACCTTACGGATGGCAAAATCCCTATTACGCACCGCCTATGCCGGATAACCTCATGCAGATGCGCCAACAGCAGATGCAGCCTATGACACCCCAGATGCCGCAGGCCCCGCAAAACCCGGTGGCGCAGAGCGGCGTCCAGTGGGTTAGTGGGGAACAGGAGGCCCGAAACTGGATGATCGCGCCCAATGCTGCCGTGGCTTTGTGGGACAGCTCCGCACCGACGGTGTATCTCAAACAGGCGGATGCCAGCGGCAAGCCCTCTCTCACGATCTACGACCTCGTAGAACGCACAGAAACGCCCCGTACAGCGTCCACGGCAGACCCGGTGAAGTTTGTCACGCGGGAAGAATTTGACGCGCTGGCGGCGGTCGTGGACGGAATGAAGGGCAAAAAGAAGGTAAAGGAGGCTGACGCTGATGGCTAACCCCTTTTTTAACGCTTTAGGCGGCGGGAACACGCCGGTAGGCCGGTTCCAGCAGATGATGCAGCAGTTCAACCAGTTCCGGGCCTCGTTTCATGGCGACCCGAAGGCGGAGGTAGAAAAGCTGCTGCAGTCCGGCAGAATGAGCCAGCGGCAGTTGAACCAGTTACAAGAAATGGCGAAGCAGTTTCAAGGACTTATAAAGTAATCAACATCGTGGCCACGATTTGATAATAAAAAACTGAAAGGAGTTATTCTATGTCTCTTTCCTCTGACGGCGCTCCCATGCTGACAATGCCTGTGGCCCCCACCAATGCTGGCGGTAATGGCGGTTTCGGCTGGGGCGACAACGGCGCTCTGTGGCTCATTGTTCTGTTCCTGTTTATCTTTGCGGGTGGCTGGGGCAATGGCTTCGGCAACAACGGCAACGGCGGCGTGGTGGATGGCTACGTGCTGACGTCCGATTTTGCCAACGTGGAACGCAAAATTGATGGCGTGAACGATGGCCTGTGCAACGGTTTTTACCAGCAGGCTCAGCTCATCAACAACACCAACATGGCAATGGCAAACGGCTTTGGGCAGGCCGAGCTTTCCCGCGCCAACCAGCAGGCGGCTCTTATGCAGCAGTTGACTGCCATGCAGATGCAGGCCGCTGAGTGCTGCTGCAACACCCAGCGCAGCATCGAGGGCGTGCGCTATGACATGGCGGCGCAGGCTTGCGATACTCGGAACACGGTGCAGAACGCGACGCGCGACATCATCGACGCAATGAACAACGGATTCCGCGGAGTTGATCAGCGCCTGACCGCACAGGAGATCGCTGCGAAGGATGCGAAGATTGCTGAACAGAACCAGCGTCTTTTTGCTGCTGACCTCGCCGCCTCTCAGTCTGCTCAGACGCTTGATATGCGCAACTATGTTAGCGCACAGTTCGCGTATTACAATCCGCGCCCCGTTCCCTCGTTCAGCGTTCCTGCTCCGTACCAGTATACTGGATGCGGCAATCAGTACAACTGCAACGGGTGCGGCTGCTGACAACTGCATAGCGTAGCTTTTTGCCGATAATGGCAAAATGATCGGCCCCGTGTCGATGCTAAACCAAAGCGGCGGGGCAATAGCCCTGCCGCTGATTTTATGAAAGGAGTTTTCTATGCCTGAATACACTGCGATTGCCACGCAGACTGTGGCGGCAAATCAGAACGTGCTTTTTACCGAGGCACCGATCCCCTGCACTAAGGGCCTTGTGACGCACCGCGCAGGCTCCGGCCTGTTTAACCTCCGTGGTAACTGCTCCCAGTGCCGCGCCCGCTATAAGGTGGACTTTATCGGCAATATTGCCGTAAGCACCGGCGGGACCCCCGGCCCCATCTCCGTTGCCATTGCGGTTGACGGTGAGCCTCTGCCGTCCTCCGTTGCGACGGTGACGCCCGCAGCGGCGGGGGCATTTTTTAATGTGGCGGCATCCGAGTACGTTGACGTTACAAAGGGCTGCTGCGCGTCGCTGTCCATCCGCAACGTTAGTGGCGAGGCCATTGACGTGAGCAACGCGAACCTTATCATTACCAGAGTTTGCTGAGAAAGGAGAACACAATGGGAATGAAATCTATGTATGAACTGCGGGATATGCTCTGCAAGGAACTTGACGAGCTGATCCGCAAGGGCGAGCTGGGTGCTGGGGATCTGGACATTGCCCACAAGCTGACCGATACCATCAAAAACATCGACAAGATCGAGGCAATGGACGAGCGCGGCTATTCCGGGCGCTATCTGGACGATGATCTGCGCGGCTACAGCCGTGGCAGCTCCTATGCCCGGAGACATTATGTTCGCGGCCATTACAGCCGCACGGATGCGACCGAGCATCTGCGTAACCAGATCAACGATATGATGCGGGAGACCGACGACGATCGCATCAAGGACGCTTTGCGCCAGGCAATGGACATGATGGAGGACTAAGGGGGTAGGCCCCAATGATTGACGAGCGAGAAGTGGCGCTATGGATCAAGCGGTTAGAAACAGAAGAGTCCAGCTGGTCAAACTATGAAAAGCTGGCGGCGCTGTATACCATCCAAAACCAGAACCGGGAGCCGGTGAGGGAACCTCGAATGGTTGAGGCGTATTCTGCGGCTCCCGCGCCTGACAGCGATTTCCTCCGGGCGGTGTCTAACGTTGACCCAGCCCGTGCGTGGGAGGTTATGGACGAGCTGATGGACAGCTTGAAAGTGGTCAACGAGCGGGTTTACAATAGCGTCATGCGGAAATTGGAAAGCTAAATTTAACCCCTCGGCAAATGCCGGGGGGTTAGTTATATTTTAATGTTAGTGTTTCCAAGGGCAAGCCCACCAATTCGGAGTTCATCGCCATGATCGCGGACCGGCTGACCCTGGAGCAGAAAAACGGAAAAGCCTGGCAGGATTGACGTCTCCGGTTCCGATATTTGCAGAAAAATTGGAAACCGGACTTGGCAGAGAGAAAAAATTGTGTTATCCTGTTTTCCAAACGAATAAGGAAAGAAGGAAGCACAATATGACATATACATTCCAGCCCCGGGGCGTCTGCTCCCGGGCCATGTCGGTAGAGGTGGACGATCAGGGCGTGATCCGTGATCTTCAGGTGGTAGGCGGCTGCAACGGCAACCTCCAGGGTATTTCTGCGCTGGTGAAGGGCATGAAGGCAGAGGAGGCCATTGCCCGCCTGAAGGGCATCAACTGCGGCGGCAGAGGTACCTCCTGCCCCGACCAGTTTGCCCGCGGACTGGAAGCGGCCATGGCGCAGAAGTAAGCACCCATTTGTGACCGCATAGGAACCGGAACGGCTTTTGCCGTTCCGGTTTTTCTTTATTGCTGACGAGGGGAAGCACCTGCCGTCCACAGTCCGCATAGAATGGGCCAGCGAAACAGAATCGCGGACCGAACGCAACAGGGGATGATGAACGATGGCTTATTCCGACCGGGAGCTGCTGGCGCGGCTGATCCAATGCGAGGCGGGCGGGGAAGGGGATACGGGAATGAAGGCGGTGGCCGGCGTGGTGATGAACCGGGTCCACGCCCGGGGCGGGGAATACGCCCGGGTGGGCCGGGGCAGCATCCGCAACATCATTTTCCAGCCCTACCAGTTCGTGTGCGCCTCCGAAACGGAACGGGGCACCTACAACCCCCAGAATATTTTCAATATGCGGCCGGAGCAGATCCA